GACCTATTCGGAGCTTGTCACAGCGGTTCAAGATTATCTTGAAACGACCTTTAATACGACGGACATCAATACGATGATCCGTCAGGCAGAGCAACGTATCTACAACACGGTACAGATTGCTAATCTGCGAAAGAATGTGACAGCTAATTGCACAGCCGATAATAAGTACCTTCAATGCCCTGCTGATTTTCTTTCAGTGTATTCAATGGCTGTTTATCCATCGGCTGGCGGTGACTATCTTTATCTGTTGAACAAAGATGTGAACTTCATTCGTGAAGCGTACCCAAATCCAACAGATAAAGGTAAGCCACGGCATTACGCAATTTTTGGTCCAGATTACCCTGGCTCTCCTAATGAGTTGGTGTTTATTTTAGGTCCGACGCCTGATTTAAGTTATGGCGTAGAACTTCATTACTACTATTATCCAGAGTCAATAGTTACAGCTACGACTACTTGGTTAGGTGATAACTTTGATTCGGCATTATTGAACGCAACAATTTATGAAGGTTCAACTTTTCTAAAGCTTGAACCAGATTTGCTAAAACTTTCTCAAGAGCGTTATGTTCAATCCATAGCCCTGTTGAAGAATCTTGGCGACGGTAAACAACGTATGGATGCTTACCGTGATGGGCAGGTTAGGGTACAAGTCTCATGAGTATTGTTCAGGGACAAACTACTAGCTTCAAAGTAGAACTGTATGAAGGCATTCATGATCTTTTAACAGACACATTGAAGATTGCTTTGTATACTGCGAATGCAGATTTAAATCAATCAACAACGGTATACACAGCATCTAATGAAGTAACAGGTACGGGTTATAGCGCAGGCGGAAAAGTGTTGACAGGAACGACGGTCAACTCGTCTGGTACTGTAGCTTATGTAGATTTTGATAATGTTATTTGGGATCCAGCTTCATTTACTTCACGGTGTGCTTTGATATACAACAGTAGTAAAGCAAATCGTTCGATTGCTGTTTTAGATTTTGGTTCCGACAAAACAACGACGACCAAGTTTACTATTACGATGCCGACTAATTCGGCTACCAATGCTTTGATAAGGATGGATTAGTTATGAAGCTGAAAGCAAAAGCTAAAGATACCGCTGAAAGCGGATTAATTACCAGCCCAAGAATGGGTGAAGGACTTAAAGCCACAGGTCGATATCTTATTGAGTGTTTTGATAAAGATAAAAACTTAAAGTGGACTGCTGAGTCAAAGAACCTTGTAGTCAACGAAGGTTTGCAATATATGGCAGGCACCGCATTGGATGGTGCGACTGCAAGAATTACAAGTTGGTATCTTGGTTTGTACGGAGCAGCAGCAAGTAATACACCAGATCCTTCAGACTCAATGTCTTCTCACGCAGGATGGACGGAAGTCACAAACTACAGTGAAGCCAATCGAGTAACTGCGGTATTTGCTGCTTCTACAGACGCAGATCCGTCAGTAGTAACAAATTCTGCGAGCAAAGCTGAATTTAATATGAATGCCACGGTTACTGTAGGTGGTGCTTTCTTAACAAGTAGCAATACAAAAGGCGGTACAACAGGAACGTTATTTTCAGCGGCTGATTTTTCAGCGCCTGGAGATAGGTCTGTTGTTAGTGGAGATGTATTGTTAGTAACGTATACATTCAGTTTAGCGGCATGATATGGATGTTAGCGGCTGGGGATCTGGTTCATGGGGTCAGTCAGCGTGGGGCGGTTCAGTTTATGACCGTAACGTTGATGAAGCTTCTACGGCTCAGGATCAGATTACAACAGCTTATTCATTAAGTATTCAAGAATCAGCCACTGCTTCGGATGTAGTTTTAAGTAATACACAGTTTGGTGCTGAAGTTTCAGATAGCGCTACAGGGTCAGAAGTTTTACTTTCGTTGGTTGGCATTGGTGCATATGTTGACGAATCAGCAACAGGAACTGATGCTGTAGATGGACAAGTTACATTTGGGTCACTTATTGAAGAGTCGGCAACTGCTAGCGAACTTAATGATGCCCTTGTAAAATTTGCAATAACAGTAAGTGAATCGGCTTCTGGTAACGATGTAGTGATTGTGAACTTTAAACCTGGAATATTAGTTTCTGAAACAGCGACGGCATCAGACGAAATAAATAGAAGGTTATTGTGGGAACCTATCAATACAAACCAGACAGCCAACTGGACGCCCATTACGACATAAGGTGGTGACATGACGATTAACCGTACAACGCTGTTGGACTTACCTCTTCCGGTAACAGGAACGGAGTCAGGCACTTGGGGCGATACGACCAATAATGGATTAACGCAATATATAGATATTGCGGTAGCCGGTATGACGGCATTAACCAGTGCAAATTTCACGGCTGGTGCTTTAACGATCTCAAACACCACCGGCGATAACACAGCAACAAATATCGCAGCAGCATCGGCGCAATATGCCACGATAAAAGTATCTGGTCTTGCCGTTAACTCAACCATTACAGCGCCAAGCAGTAACAGGTCTTATCGGATTATTAATGCAGATTCGACCTATAACTTAACCATCAAAGCATCGGGGCAGACAGGATTTACATTCCTTCCCGGACAATCAGGTGTTGTGGCTTTTAATGGTACAGACTACGCAGCAATAGGTGTTGTACTTAACCAAGCTCAAACGTTTACAGCCGCCCAAACATTTAGGGCTGCTAATTCAGTAAGGGCTGAAGCTGCGTCAACACAGGATGCCATAGTCCTTGCGGGTAGAGCGGGTGGAACTAATTCTTATGCAGCGACATTAACGCCGACAACGCTTACAGGTAACATTACAGTAACCTTCCCTGATGCAAGTTTCACGGTTGCTGGTCTTGGTTTAAACAACGCGTTTACAGGCGCGAACACTTTTTACAATGGTACAGGCCAAACCTTTGGAACCGGAACGTCAACTCAAGATGGAGTAATTGTGGCGGGTCGTGCCGGTGGATCGAATTCGTACCGTGTGACACTTACCCCGGCAACGCTTACTGCAAGTCGAACGCTGACCCTTCCTGACAGTACGGGGACAGTATCTACAACGGGCTTTGCCATCGCAATGGCTCTCGTCTTAGGATTCTAGGAGTTAACTCATGGCCTCGCCAAATATTGTCAATGTCACATCGATTGTTGGTGATACCAGCTATCTGATCCCGTCAAATACGTCAGCCAATACCTGGACAGCGTTAACGCCATCATCCAACACGGTCAACCGTGTGGACTTCATGACCGCGTCTAACGTCACCTCAGCGGCTGCAACGGTAACGGTTTCAATCAACTCAGCCACAGGCGGTGGTGGTACGGCTTATCGGGTTGCTTATCAGATCTCAGTGCCTGCATACTCGACGCTGGTTATACTTGATAAGACGACAGCCATGTACGTCACTGATAGTCAATCAGTGGTGGTTACGGTTGGCACTGCAAGCGCATTAGAACTGGTTGCATCTTACGAGGCAATTACCTAAATGGGTCTTGACCGTTATTTAGGCAGCTTTATCACGGCTGCGCCGAACCCTCCGACCCAATCGTCGGCACAAGGTGTCTGGGAGCTTGAGCAGCAAGCCTCTGCACAGGTACAGAACGCATGGCCTCTGCCGCCTAATGTGATCCAGCGGAGCTTGCGGTTTAACAGTGCGGATAGTGCTTATCTGAATAGGACGCCTGCAAGCGCATCAAATCGTAAAACTTGGACATGGAGCGGCTGGGTTAAGCGAAGCGTCGTATCAACCAGTTATGTAATTTTCAATGCTGGTGTTACGTCAACAAGCTTCACCGGAATGCAATTAACGTCAAACGGCGCAATTGAGGTTTTTTACTACACTACAGCTTTTCAGTTTCAGGTTCAGACAACGGCAGTATTCCGTGATCCGTCTGCTTGGTACCACTTGGTTCTCTCATTTGACACGACGCAAGCTACTGCTGCAAATCGCGTCCGTCTTTACATCAATGGTACTGAACTTACGGCTTTCGCTGTGGCAAGCTATCCAACGCTAAATACGGATTATTCGGTCAATGCTGCCCAGGCACATTTGATCGGAGCGAGTGCCTATAACGGAACGGAGTTAGCAAACTGCTACATGGCCGAGGTCAACTTCATTGACGGCCAAGCTTTAACCCCATCTTCCTTCGGCGAGACCGACGCACAAACAGGCGTATGGGTTCCCAAGGTTTACACCGGAACCTACGGCACTAATGGCTTCAGACTGCCCTTTACGAACAACTCAACCACAACGGCGCTTGGTTACGACGCTAGTGGTAATGGCAACAACTGGACGCCTAATAACTTCTCAGTAACCGCAGGAACAGGCAACGATTCCTTACTGGATGTGCCAAGTCTGTACGGCACAGATACGGGCCTTGGCGGTGAGGTGAGGGGGAATTACGCGACATGGAACCCTGCGCTTCCAGCTTTCAGTGGCATTATTACCCTGTCGAATGGCGCTTTGGATGTGACAACGAGTACCGGTTCAACTACCGGTCAGAGTACCTACGCCACGTTCGCCGTAAGTTCGGGCAAGTGGTACTGGGAAGCAATGTTTAGTCAAAGTGGCAGTTCTTCTTTTGAAGCTCACATAGGCTGGGCTACCTCAGCCACAGATAATGCTAATGCCGCTTATGCATACTTGCGCGGAGGTCAAAAAGTAACACTTGGAACAACCGCTAGTTATGGATCTTCATTTACAACAGGGGACATAATTGGCGTTGCTCTAGACTTAGATGCCGGAACAATGACTTTTTACAAAAACGGCGTCAGTCAGGGGACCGCTTTCACTGGTCTATCAGGCACACTGATTCCCACTGTCAGGGTAATCCGCGAGGCTTCCTACACCTCGGCGTGGTACGGCAACTTCGGCCAACGCCCCTTCGCTTATACCGCACCAACAGGCTTCAAAGCCCTTTGCACGACGAATCTTTCGGCTCCTGCTATTGGTCAGACATCCACCAATCAGGCTGATAATTACTTCAATACAGTGCTGTATACGGGAACAGGATCAACACAATCAGTCACCGGCACAGGTTTCCAACCTGATTTGGTATGGATCAAGTCTCGCTCGGCAGCAACTGACCACGCCTTGTATGACGCTGTGCGTGGCGTAGAGAAGCAGCTTGAAAGCAACACAACAACAGACGAAACAACTGAAACCACTGGACTTACCGCCTTTGGTGCCGATGGCTTTACGGTTGGTGCATTAGCTCAGGTCAACACCAACACAGCAACTTATGTGGCATGGCAGTGGTACGCAGGCGGCTCAACGGTCAGTAATACACAAGGAACCATTACAAGCTCAGTAAGGGCTAATCCGTCGTCTGGGTTTAGTGTAATCACAACAAATGGATCAGCCGGACCTGCTACGGTTGGTCATGGATTGAACGCTGTTCCCGGATTTATTATTGGAAAAGACAGAGATTCTGCCGGGACCAATTGGGTTATTTACCACAGTTCGCTTGGGGCAACAAAGTTTTTGGTGTTTACAACCGGCGCAGAAAACATAGACTCTGGTGTTTGGGGCGGAACTCAGCCGACATCTTCATTATTTACCGTTGGGTCTTATATCTCAGGTCCGTTTGTCTGGTACGCCTTTGCTCCTATAACTGGTTTCAGCGCATTTGGTTCGTATACTGGCAATGGCTCGGCGGATGGTCCGTTTGTGTATCTCGGGTTCAGGCCGAGATGGGTATTGATTAAAGTTGCTACGGGTTCTCCGGCAGCGGATTGGGTGCTGCATGACACTTCACGAAATCCATATAATGTTTCTGACACAAAACTTTCCCCAAATACTTCCGCAGCGGATGTGACAACCAGCGCGGTCAACATCGATATTCTCTCAAGCGGGTTTAAAATCAGAAACACTGATGGCGCGTACAACACTTCAAGCAATACCTACATCTACGCCGCTTTCGCAGAATATCCTTTCAGACTCAGTCTTGCACGATAGGAACAGGCATGTCCCGATTCCCCGGCAACATCATCAAGCTACCAAACGTCACGCCCACGCAGTCATCGGCTTCTGGGGTATGGTCCCTGCGCGATCAAATCGTTGCACAGCGCAATAATCTCTGGCCGTTCCAGCCCGATCCGTACTTCAACTACACGACCCTGCTACTACAAGGCAACGTCCCCAACACGACAGGCCCACAGGCGATGACACAGCCTCTGGCCTACAACTCAGACGCAAGTACCAACAACTTCTTGGTCACCCCTAATGGTGATGTAAGCCCAAGGCCGTTTAGTCCGTATTTTGGTGGGAACTATAGCAATTATTTTGACGGAAGTGGGGATTACTTAAACGTAGCAACAAACGCCGCATTTAACTTTGGGACTGGCGATGCAACGGTTGAGTTTTGGTTTAACGCCGTAGGGGCGCAGCCGGGAAATTATCCGGGCATTGTGAGTTCTAGCGATTACAACACATCAGGTTCGGCAAGCATTCGGTATAGTAATACGGGCTATTCACAAAAGATTTTTATGTACCTTAATGGAGGTGGTGACCCAGTCATTGCTTCTGCCAGTACCGTTGCTTATGGTATTTGGACGCATGTTGCTATTGTGCGGCAGGGTACGTCATTAAAAATATATTTAAACGGAACGCAAGACGCATCTGTAACAATCAGTGCAAGTCTTGGTTTTAACTTGGGGTATGGCGAATTACGAGTTGGACGTGGATTTGATGTTGATGGAGCAGGCGGATATTTCAACGGATATTTAAGCAACTTGCGCTTAGTAAAAGGCACTGCGGTCTACACGACCAACTTCACGCCACCAACCCAACCTCTCCAGAACATCACCGGCACTTCCCTGCTGACCTGCCAGTCCAACCGCTTCATCGACAACAGCACGGCTAACAGCGGCTCAGGCTTCACCATCACCCGTAACGGCGACGTCAGAGTCACCGACAACTCGCCTTTCGTATCTACCGACTCCACGACCGGCGCGGGGTATTTTGATGGGAATGGGGATTATTTGAGTTTGGCGACTGGTATACCAATACCTTCTTCAGGCACTTTTACAATTGAAGCTTGGGTTTTTCCGACGGATGTAACCGACGAAACAATATGGACTCAATATTCAGCGGGAACTTCTGGAAGAAGTAGTTTTAGAATTGTTTCTGGAAAATTAACTTTTGCTAACTCATCTGCTTCAACAGCTACATCAGTGGCAAGTGTTTTAACAAACACATGGACGCATGTTGCAGTTGTTAGAGATTCAAGTAACAATTTATTATTATTTATTAACGGTGCATTGGATACAACCGTTTCAAGTTATACCGCATCTATACAGCAAATTGCGGCTACTATAGGTGCGTTTTCAGATGCTTCATCGGCTTTTACGGGTTACATCAGCAGTCTTAGAACTACAAGCACGGCTGTCTACACATCTACCTTTACCCCACCAACGGCACCACTGACGCCGATCACCAACACATCCCTCCTCACCCTCCAGACCCGCGCAGCATCACAAAACATCGGATTTATAGATAGCAGTCCTAACGAGTTCATCGTTACGAAGAATGGTAATACGACCCAAGGGACGTTCAGCCCGTTCAGTCCTACGGGGTGGAGCAATAACTTCAATGGGGCAAACAATCTTTCTGTTGCTCAAACGACGGCGCTTGACCTTGGATCGGGAAACTTCACTGTCGAGGCTTGGATCTATCCGCTCAACTACAGTGGCAACCAGCGGATTATCGCGAAGCAACGAAGCTCGGATGGCTACGGATGGATTTTCAGGATCAATTCAAGCAATGGCTACCTCTTCTTGGAGGTCGATACCGGCGGCGTGGTTACGTCTAGCTCGGCCCCAAGTCTTAATACGTGGTCGCATGTTGCTGCTGTGAGAAGTGGCAACTCGGTTTCTCTTTACCTGAACGGCAATCTTGTAGGCTCAAACAGCAGCTACAGCGGTTCTCCGACTTCTGTTTCTGCATCGGCCTATGTTGGTAGCTCGGCTGGCGGAGAATATTTCTCGGGGCTGATCTCAAATATTCGATTTACAAAAGGTCAGGCTTTTGCAACTGGAGCGTTCACGCCGCCCACAGAATTGCTATCTAGCACGGTTGTTGGCTGGACAGGGACAAACGTTCCGACGCAGTCGATTACGGGGGCGGTAGGTATTCTCACCTGCCAATCCAATCGCTTCAAAGACAACAGCCCCAACAACTTCACACTGACCCCAACAAGTACGCTCTCAGTCCAAGCCTTCTCACCCTTCGCCCCGGCAACGCAATCGTCTCCACTGGTCACGGGCGGGAGTGGGTATTTTGATGCAAGTGGGGACAGTCTAACGATTCCAAGTGCGTCGGCGCTAAATATGACTGGTGACTTTTGTATGGAAGGTTGGGCCTATCCCACAGCAGCTTCAATTACGTTTGCATGGAAGTATGTTGGCGGCAATGTAGGCGCTTCGGAATACTGGTTTACGATTGACGGAGTAAATCGATTATCTCTTGCTCTTGATGGCGGCGGCGGGGAAGATTATTTTAGGACTGCGGAGAACACAATTACCCTAAACGCTTGGAATCATTGTGTTGCTACAAGGGTTGGCACTGCTGTTCGTATGTTTATTAATGGCGTCTTGCAATCCTATAACACAACAAGCCGCACTCTTAATGTTACTTCTACAACTTTTATGACCAGCGGCCAATCTGGTTATATATCTAGCTTAAGAATTGTTAAAGGTGCAGTCCCAGACTTATATCAAACAAGCGTTACTTCTACAGGTGTAACAATATTCACGCCGCCCACTGCTCCACCCACTGCAATACCCAACACCTCCCTCCTGCTCAACTTCACTGGCGGCGGGATTGTCGATGCGACGGGTAAGAATAACTTGGAGACGGTGGCAAATGCTCAGGTCAGCACAGTGCAGGCTAAGTGGCCTCCGGGCAGTATGGCTTTCAATGGGGCGTCCGGAACATATTTAAACGTAGCTGTTACAACCGTACCTTTAGGCAGCGGCGATTTTGTTGTGGAGGGTTGGGTTTATTTGAATGCAAGTAAAGCTCAAGGAATCTTTGACACCAGAACAACAAACACCTCCACCACTGGAATTGCTTTGTATTTAACGTCTGGAAATGCGTGGCAGATGGTACTAAACAATGCTGGAGTTAACTTTGGCGGTTCTATTACAAATTCAGTTTGGACTCATGTTGCTGTCGTAAGAACGGGATCAACGGTTTATCTTTACGTCGCAGGGTCGCTTGTAAATTCTTCAGCCTTAAGCAATAACCTTACTGACACCACATTTTTACTTGGGACTTTGAGAGATAACGCAGACGCTACAACAACGTGGAAATTGAATGGTTATGTTGATGACTTTCGTATAACCAAAGGTTACAACAGAGGCTATTCCGGCGCATCAATTACCGTCCCCACCGGACCTTTCCCAATAGGCTAATCATGTATGCAATCATCAAAGAAGGCAGGATCGTCAACACCGGCACTCTTGAAGCAATGTTCATTTCAAACGTCTTCCCGCCATCGGGAACACCTGAATGGCTAGAGACCCATAGCGTTTATGAAATTGCTGATGTGGCTTACGATCCTGAGACTGAAGTCTTAGTGCCATGTACGCCGATCCTAAATGGCAGGACAGCAATTATTCATCAACCTGCCACGAAGGTCGTCATTCCAACTGTAGAACCAGTTGAGGTGACGTATGTTGATCTGCCAGCCGATTCCCCAGCCGATTCCGTATTCTTAGGTGATTCTATGGGTGATTCAATTGGATGACAAAACCCATGAGTTGGCGGTCCTCAAGGCTCAGGCCAAGATTAGGCTTGAGGAATTAAAGGCTCAAGATTCAGCCAAGGAAGTCGCCGGCAAAGCCATTGGTGAAGATGGGCTGCTATACATCTTCCTGATTGTGCTTGTGGGTGTTGGTGCATCGCTATTCCTTGATGGCGAAAAGATCGCGGCTGTGATGGGCTTACTCGGCGCGTCACTTACTGCACTTATTCAGATGCTCAATGGCATTGCTGGGGCAAATCCAAAACAAGAAAAGCCAGAGTTTGAAGTCATCAAAGACTTGATCCACCGTCTTGATAAGCTGGACCGAGCCGAGCAACCCATGCAAGTGGATGTTGAAGGCAGTAAAGTCACGGTCAAAAAAGGCCAAGACATCGTAACGGCTAAGGGGTAATCATGCTTTCACTTCTCTCCACACTCGGTGGGCTACTGATCTCAGGCTTGCCAAAGCTGCTTGATTACTTCCAAAACAAAGCAGACCAAGCCCATGAACTTGAGCTTGCGAGGATGCAATCAGAGCGTGAACTGGCTCTAGCTAAGGAAGGGTTCTTAGCCCAGCAGCGCGTAGAAGAAATACGCACTGACCAGATCGCCATGCAGACTGATGCTCAAATGACAGTTGCTGCGTTGGATCATGACAAGCAAATCATTGAGAAGTCTAGCAAGTGGGTAGTGAATTACATCGGAACAGTGCGGCCTAATGTTACTTATCTGTTGATCCTAGAACTCATTGCTATCAATGCCGTGCTTGCGTATTACATTTGGCAGCACCCGCACCTTGTGCAAAACATTGACGATTTGATCCGAGTCAGTGCAATCATCTTTTCTGAAGATGAGATGGCAATGCTTGGTGGCATCATTGGGTTTTGGTTTGGTTCGCGTAGTTGGCAGAAAAAGTGAAAACAGGGCAGGCTGGCATTGAGTTGATGCACAGGTTTGAAGGCAAGAGCCTCAAGCCTTATTTATGCCCTGCCCACATCTGGACCATTGGTTATGGTCATGTCTTATACCAAGAACAGATCAAATTACCAGTAATGAGGAAAGATGGCTATACCGGCATCCTTCGCAAGGACTACCCACTCGCACCCCAAGATAATCGCGCTTGGACGCAAGAGGAGATTGATCGCCTTTTTGAGGATGATCTCGTCCGTTTTGAACGCGGTGTTCTTAGAATGTCTCCTAATCTTGCTGGCCGTCAGTCAAGCTTCGACGCTGTGGTCAGTTTTGCGTTCAACGCTGGAGTCGGGAATTACCAGCGGTCTTCAATAAGAATGAAGAACAACCGCACCGACTATGAAGGCGCAGCAGAAGCGTTTATGATGTGGACTACGGGCGGTGGCAAAGAGTTGCCTGGATTGGTGCGTCGCCGCAAAGCTGAAAAAGCGTTGTATCTTCGGGGTGTGTAATGCCTCTTACCAAGATTATTTATAAACCTGGGGTTAACCGGGAAAATACGAGGTATACAACTGAAGGTGGCTGGTACATCTCAGACAAGGTTCGTTTTCGCCAAGGTTCTCCAGAAAAAATAGGTGGTTGGACAAGGATCTCACCTAATACTTTTTTAGGAGTTTGCCGCAACCTGTGGAACTGGGTAACGCTTCAAGCCCAAAATCTTATGGGTGTTGGAACAAACCTTAAGTATTACATTGAACAAGGTGGCGCATACAATGACATCACCCCAATACGTACGAGAAACTATACAACGTCCTTGTCAAATCCTTTTGACACAACTAATACATCAACAGCAGTAGCGGTCAATGACACGGACCACGGCGCAAAAGCTGGTGACTTGGTTTATTTTACTGGTGCTTCTACTGTTGGTGGTATTCCAGCCGCTGAATTAAATACACGGCACGTTATCACGTCAGTAACTAACGCGAATAAATACGTCATCACGGTAACCACTGCGGCTACATCAACAGTAACTGGTGGTGGCGGTTCTGTTACAGCGTCTTATTACATCAAACAATATCTATTAGGTACTGATCCGTTTGCTACAACAAATAATTCACCAGTTGTTGTGGTAACCCATACATCTCACGGTGCTTTGACGGGGGACTTTGTTACCTTTAGCGGAGCGACAACAGTTGCAGGGTTAGACTTAAATGACGAGTATCAACTCACTTATTTGACGGCTAATACATATTCCATCACAGCATCAAGTAATGCAAACGCAACAACGACCGGCGGCGGGTCTGCTGTTTATGCAGAGTATCAGATCAATACTGGACCTGCCTATCAGTTTCCATTGTCTGGTTGGGGAGCTGGTGGCTGGGGGCTAGGAACATGGGGAACTGGTTCTGCTGCAACCGATTCATTACGTTTGTGGTCAGCTAATAACTTTGGCGAAGACTTAGTTTTTGGTCCAAGGGGTGGAGCAATTTACTATTGGGACGCCACATCCGGAGTAGGTTCGCGTGGGGTCAACATTGTTACATTGCCAGGCGCAGTAAGCCCACCCACGGTACAAAACTTTATCTTCGTCTCTGATACGTATCGTTTTGTTATTGCGTTTGGCACTAACGAAATAGGATCTGCGACACAAGATCCCATGTTTATTCGTTGGTCTGATCAAGAATCGGCTGTTGATTGGAGTCCCTCAGCAACAAATCAAGCGGGATCAATTCGTTTATCACACGGGTCGAAAATCATTACTGCCGCACAAACCAGACAAGAGATAGTGACTTGGACTGATTCTTCGTTGTACTCGCTTCAATATCTAGGCGCGCCACTTGTCTGGGGTTCTCAATTATTAGCAGACAACATTTCTATTTTTGGACCTAACGCGACGGCAGTGGCATCCGGTGTGGTTTACTGGATGGGCGTAGATAAATTTTATTTTTACGATGGTCGCGTTCAAACACTTAACTGCGATCTTCGTCGATACATTTTTAACGATATCAACACAGGTCAAAACGAACAGGTATTTGCGGGAACTAATGAAGGCTTCAATGAAGTCTGGTGGTTTTATTGTTCTGAAGAATCCACAACGATTGATCGATACGTTGTCTACAACTATTTTGAAAAGATCTGGTATTACGGAAATCTTGCTAGAACCGCTTGGATTGATAGTGGACTAAGGTCTTATCCACAAGCCGCTACATATCAATATAACTTGGTAGACCACGAACGCGGCGTCGATGACAACATCAATGGTACACCTGTAGCAATCAATGCTTACATAGAGTCATCAGAGTTTGATATTCAAGATGGGCAAAACCTTGGCTATGTCTACCGCATACTCCCTGACATAACGTTTGATGGTTCAGAAGCGGCATCGCCTAATGTCACAATGACGTTGATTCCTATGATGAACTCTGGTTCGGGCTATAACAGTCCTCAATCAAATAGTGGATCTTCGTCAGCCGGGGTTACTCGAACAGCAACTGTGCCTATTGAACAATTTACAGGACAAGTTTATGTAAGAGTTCGCGGTCGCCAGATGATTTTTAAAGTAGAGTCCAATCAGTTGGGATGTACTTGGCAACTTGGCGCGCCTCGTATTGATATTAGGTCTGATGGTAGAGCAACAGGACGTGGAGCATGACACTACGTCTTGAAGTTCCTGCGCCACCTAATTTGCCGTTAGCGCCGCAAACTTATGAAACGTTGTATATAGAAGCATTAAACAACGTCTTGCGTTTGTACTTCAACCGTTTAGACAATTCAATGAGAGGTTTGTTGTCGGGAGATGGTGGACGGTATATCAGTTTACCTTTTGGATCGTTCTATGACACGACCGATCAGACGGCTGCTTCCACTACAGTGGCTTACCCTATCACACTTAATAGTACGACATTAGCAAGTGGAGTATCCATTGAAAGTAATAGCCAGATTACATTTGAGTATGAAGGTGTTTACAACATCCAGTTTAGTATTCAACTAGCTAATGATGACAACGCCACGCAAGATATTGACATTTGGTTTAGGAAGAACGGGGTTGATATCCCTGATTCAAACAGCCGGTTTGGGTTAGCACCAAGGAAATCTGCTGGCGACCCCTATCATGTGATTGGTAGCTTAAACTTTGTAGATTCGTTTTTAGCCAATGATTATGTGCAACTGTACTGGCGGACATCAAATACATCGGCTTATATTGAACACTACACAGCATCATCTAGTCCGACTAGACCTGCTATCCCGTCTGTGATATTGACAGCAACGTTTGTGTCATCGATACCAGGGTAACTATGGCAACTGATCCTAATAAAACACCGACATCGCCAGAGTTAGATAACTGGATGACGGGTTCTGTATTTGATCAATCAAAAGTACCGCAGAACTTTGATTATCAAAACTATTTAACACGTTATCCTGATCTTGGTGCGGCAGGGATAGACACGTTACTTGAAGCTCAACGTCACTACGCTTTATATGGCGCAGGCGAAGGAAGGCAATATGCACAGCAAACACCTAATTTAGATGCAATACGTCAACTATATACAGATGTTCTAGGTCGGCAAGCAGATCAACCAGGGCTTGATTACTGGGCATCAATGTTTGGTACTGAAGTATCTCCTGATGAATTAGAAATATTCAAACAAGCTGCTGCGCCAGAAATTGCTTCAAGGCCATCAAGCTTAGACCAGATTAAAGGTCTTTATACAGACATTCTTGGCCGTGAAGCTGATCAGCCAGGATTAGATTATTGGGCAAACCAATTTGGTGCCGAAGTCTCTCCTGAAGAAAAGGCTGCATTCCAACTGGCTGCTGCGCCAGAGCTTGCTTCTCGTCAGGGTACGCCAACAGGGTCAATTAATACTGTAGCTTCCGATCCATTCCAAAACTTGATGCCGCTTATTAATGCGCGTTTTCAAGAGCAAGGAAGAACAGCAACGCCTGAAGATATTTCAGATCTAAGAACCAAGGCTGAAAGCTTAGGGCTGAACTTAACTGACCCAAACTTAGGGCTAACGCCACAGTATCAATCTTGGGCAAATTATCTTGCAAACATAGCCAAACCTCAAACCCCTTGGTGGGTAGGTCAATTTGCTAATGAAGCAGACGCTAACTATGTAGACACAAATCGTAATCAGCAGATTGAAGAAAGCGAAAAAGCTAACTGGCGATCCTTTAACGATCCTAACTCTACTGAATACCAAGAACGCGTGGCTTATGAGTCAACGCCACGAACTGCAAGCGGCGTCCCGCTTTCACTACTTAAGAGTGAATTTAATGCAATTTATGATGATGAAAGCCTTACAAGTCCTCAGAAAGCAATAAAAGTACAGCAGCTTGCAAACACAAAAAAATATTCAAATGCCGATCTTGCTAAGGCACTAGGTGTCACCGAAGACATTTTAGGCACGTTCTTAAATCAAGAGCAACCTAATTGGGAAAAGGTTGCGGCAGATGATGGCATGTATGGACCAACACAGCCTTATGTTAAAAACCCGGTTACAGGGGAAAAGGTTCTTCGCTCAACATATTTGGAAACTGCAAATACACCAGAAGCAATTGCATGGAGAAACGAAAATAAACCAGAATTAGATTTTATTAACAACACTGGATTGCCGTGGGGTATAGCAACCAATGTTTATAGAAAAACTGAAACGTATTTAGATCCAATAAATCAAAAAGACTTTACTAATGAGTTAAGAATACATCTTGCTAACAAGATGAAAGATTTAGGTATTAAGAATCTTTATACAGATATAGATTGGCAATATTATTTTGAAGACGGCGTTGGAAAAGTAAAAGCTATTGACAAAACTACTGGTCAAAAATTAAATACGCCAGTTACACGTTTAGGGCATCCAGTACTGTTTGATGATCAAGCAGGAACGCAGTACCTATTAATGCCTACAGGCATTGAAAAAAGTTTTGACCCGATAGTTCGAGTTGGTAGGCAACTAACAAATGGCTATTTAGGGAGTACAGCCGGAGGCGCTTGGAGTACCAAATCTGGAAAAAGCAGTGGTCCTGGGTTTGGCACTCTTGGTATGCTTGATCAACTTGGACGGAGGATTGTTGGTCAAACCGGCGTTTCTGACATCAATCAACTTGGAATAAGATATAGTCCGGTTGTAAAACAAGTTAAATATTATGATGATGGAACGCCTTATTACGAAGACCTTGATGATCTAGGAAATGGTATAGGTGTTTTATTAACAGAAGAACAAAAAAACCAAATACAAAATGGATCTATTCAAATAGATCGTACAGCACCACAAATATATAACAAAGCAACTGGTCAAAAAATCCGGGACGGTAGTTCAATAAATCTTGGTGACTGGGGTCAAGGCGTTGGCGTAACTTACGCAACATTAAATTTTGACGCTAACGGAAAACCAAGAGTTGATACTTACGGTGATGAAGAAAACTGGTTAAAAGATATTGTAACGATAGTGTCTGTTCTTTCGTTACCATTTACGTTAGGCTCCAGTTTGGCCGCGCTAACCGGAGAAGCTGCTCTATTAGCCTCAGAGTCAGGTATTTTTCTTGGAGGTTTGGGTGTCACTGGAGCCGGTTACGGCGCAGCGGCTGCAACTAGCGTAGCAGGGTTAGGTAGTTCTATACTATCAGAACTTACAGCCGCATTACCAGTAGAGCTTGTTGAGGCAGGAAGAACGCTTTCAAGTACTCTTGCCGAGGTTAGACCTTATTTAAATTTAGCCAATACAGCATACAAAGTCTCGCAAGGAGATCTTGGCGGGGCAGTTTTAAGTGGTTTAAGTGCTGCTAGTGATTTTAAAATTCCTGGCGCAGCAGAGGCGTTAAAAGGATTTAATCTTGTATATAGCGTAAGTCAAAATAATTATTTGCCAGCTTTGCAAGAGCTTTTAAATCAGAGTGGTGTTGGTAACACACTTGCAAACACAAAGATTGGCGATACTAATTTTACAGTTGGTGATGCGTTTAACGGTGCAAAGTTTATACAAGCGTTAGGTACTGAAAACCCAACAATTATCCTTAATGCAACCGCTGAACTTACAAAAAGTGGGGACATCAAGGTAGCAGCAGCGGCTACTAGATTTGTTAATTTGTTAAATAACCCAAATGCAAACCCACTTGATATTGCATTGGGTATAGATCGACTTGTTGCTACATTAGATAATGTAAGCAAACAAGCACCAAAAGTCGGCGATAGTTCTACTACTCCGCCATCAGGCACAGATACTGTGCCAAGTGGGACAGAACAAGACACTGTATCAGGCGGAGCAGGAAACGATACGGTAGGAGGTGTGTTTGATCCCAATCCTACAGAAGACGAACTAATAGATAAGCAACAAAAACAAAACGCAGCAAATTCCGTATATAGAGATTTCTTATCTGGAAAAGTAGATGACTCGGCTTTAAGGCAAGCCATGACAACTGCTGGGTATACGCCAGATCAAATAGCAAACCAAGTACAGCTTGGAAACGCCATTAGAGCAGGATCAGACTTAACGTCTTCTGAACAAACGCTTCAAGATGTATGGAGTTCTCAAGGAACAAGGGCTTGGATTCAAGATCAAGTAAATGCGCAGCCAAGCTTTGGCGCGGCTTTTAGAAAAGCTAGGGAGTTACTTGGAACGGGCCAGACGTTTACCTATGATGGTAAAACGTATAACACATTTACCAAAGATGAACTTGCGCGTGTTGGTACGGCATCTCAAGAACTTCAAAACGCATCCACATTTGACGTAAATCTCATGAAGTCACCGTTGGCGTTTGACGCATCAAACGGAACTACAGCACGTTTACTAGCGTTTCCTGAATTTACAAAATTAATGAAGGACGCCAACGTTGATGAAACAGTACCGCTTGAGCAACGCTATCAATCGTATCTGATTGCTCAGTCTCCTAGAGTAGCAGCGGGCCAAAGAATATCTTTACCAATAGAACTTGTTTACACCATACCGCCTTCGGCTACCACAACTTTTGAAGAACCAGTTAGTCAATTTGATATTTTTAAATCTAACGTACTAAGTAATGTTGCTGCGGGGCAAAGGATTGCTTCAAGTGTACAAAATATCATCAATTCGTACACATCGGCAGGGGTAGGATTAGTAGGAAGTATTGGCGCAGGATTAGGATCTATTGCAACTCAAGATGCATATAACTCGTTTTCAACAAACCTAAGAAACCTTGCCAATATAAGCAACAGCGCAAGTGATGTTTTAGTTCCAGACCTTGCAGCAGGCGCTAACAGAATTGGCGATGCTGTAGACCAGGCTGATGGTTTATGGAATAAATCCAAGGCGTTAGCAAACGGCATATTAGAAAATCCTGGCTCCGCTTTTTGGTGGGCAGGTAAAGAAGGTTCGCAAGAAATATTTCCACTGCTTGGTGCAGCTAAAGTGTTGCAAGCAACAGGCAGTATGAAAGCTGCTGCTGCGGCAGATGCTTTGTGGAACTTTATAGAAAACACAGGCGTAACAAAAGAAGAACTTATAGAAGGCGCAAAACAGCAAGGACTTAATCCTAATCAGATCAATTACTTAACGGATCGTGGAGCTATGGCTTCCGGTGTGGTGGGTTCTATTTTAGAAACCGCACTAGACTTACCATTCATTAGGCAATTTGCAAACGAAGCAGGAAGTGTAGGATCTAGCACTGCACTTAGAACAGGCCTTAAAAATTTAGGCGACGTTGGTTTAGAAGTTCCTAAAGGCGCATTAGAAGAAGGCGGAACGGTAGCGGCTAAAAATATTGCCATGACAGGCAGTATCAATGATAACGAAGCATTGACTGCCATGGTGCTTGGTGGATGGTTACAAAGTTCTACCAAGGGTGGATTCACGGCTTTAGATGCAGCCGGTCAATCAAAGTTATTTAAAGACTTCTCTTCGGATGTACTACAACAGACCGGAGAAGATGGCATACCTGCTGTCATTAATGAAGCGTTAAAGAATAACGTTGATTTAAAAACTGTTCTTGGTGGTATTTCAGAAGGTACATTCAGCCGACTCAATACACCTGAAGCAGCAGAGTCATTGATACATGCTGCTGTGTTGGGCGGCATGGATAGAAATGAAGCGGCATCCATTGTTTTGAATGCCGCAAGAACATCCAACATTGACTTAGAAGATGCAAGCGAGCAAGTCTATACAGGGTTGCTTGATGCAGGACTAAGTACTACAGATGCGTTAAACGAAACAAACAAAGTTCTAACAACGTTAAACACAGACTTTTTACTTGACACAACGGGCAAGCCAAAAGATAGATCGTTTGTTACACCTCCTACGGTTCCAACTGCGCCTCCTGCTACACCTACTACTCCTACCGCACCTACTGCGCCTACTGCACCGCCTACTGCGCCTACTGAACCTCCAACAACTCCGACCGCACCGCCTACTACTCCAACGACCCCTGCACCCATCTATCTGCCACCAGAAGCAAAAAATGTAGCAAGTACAGAAGATATTAAAAACATCTATCAAAACGTATATGGAAGGACGGCAGATGAAGGAGGCCTAGCTTTTTGGGCTGACACAGCTAAAACGTACAACCTTGATGTAAATGATTTAATCGCTTTGTTTACAAGTCTTGATACTCAAGAGTGGAAAGACTTGTCGAAGTTTGATGTGAATCAAGATAACCGAATCAGTTCTACAGAACGAAAAGCTTATGAAGATTCATTAAAAGAACTTATAGACATTGTTTCTCCTACCGCTCCTACTACCCCAGCAGTTCCTACAACACCGGCTACACCTACTACTCCCACATCTCCTGCTGTTCCGACTACTCCGACCGAAACACCCACTACTCCTACGGTTCCTACTACACCGACCGAAACTCCTGTCACGCCTACAGCTCCTACCGAAACACCAGCGACGCCTACTGTTCCAACGACCCCTGCTACACCGACAGAGCCAACTACTCCAACATCTCCCACTGCGCCAACATCTCCAACTACGCCTACAACACCAACAGAACCCACTACGCCTACCGCACCTCCAACCACACCTACAGAAACTCCTACTACCCCTACGGTTCCTACTGCGCCTACAGAAACTCCTACTACCCCAACTACGCCGGTAACACCTGCAACTCCAACTGCACCTACTGAAACTCCTGCTACTCCAACCGCTCCAACTACTCCAACTACGCCAACGACCCCTGCTACTCCTGCAACACCTACCGTAACTCCAACTACGCCTACAGAAACACCTGTTACTCCAGCGACACCAACCGAGCCTACATCTCCGGCAACTCCCGCTACTCCAACGACCCCTGCAACGCCTACCACTCCGACGACCCCTGCCACTCCAGTGTCTCCTCCGGTGTCGCCACCAACTACACCACCAGTCAGTCCACCTGTGTCACCACCGGTCGCTCCACCTACGGTTCCGCCAGTCAGCCCTCCACCGGTAAGTCCACCGACGGAACCTCCCGTTACGCCACCGACGACACCTCCTGTATCTCCGCCGGTTCCCCCAGTAAGGCCACCTACTTCACCGCCGGTAAGTCCACCGACCACAGGGATGACCATGCCTATGGCACAAGCCGTAGCAGCGGCGTTTGGGATGCCTCAGTTAGCCAATGTGTTTTATTACGG